ACACCATCTAGCAGAATATCCCCTAGCTCATCATAAAGCGCTTTATGGTCGCCTGCTTTCGACTCTACCTTGCGAAGCCAATCCTTTAACTTTTCTTCACCTTGAAAGTAAAACCCTTGTCTATCTGCCATAACCACCTCACTTGACGCTTGGCATCTGGTTTAAGACATCATCACTAAAAACACCGCCACGATATGTTGAACCAATCGGCATTGTGGTCGGTGATTTAGATGCTGGTTTAACTTCTTGAGTTGTTGGATTCTTAACAAGCAAAACGTTTGTACCCTTTGATACGCCTTTTAAAAAACTGATTGCATCTTCATAACGTCTGTGGACTTCTTCAGATGCTCGGCTTTTCCAGAGTAAATATCGGGCAATATCACAAGCAAAGATTTTTATATTATTGGGAGGATATTCAAGCGGGATTGCATACTTCGCACCAATCCAGCCATCAATGATTGAGTCTGCATCTGCAATGGCAGCGTCTACAGACTCACCCCCCATCAAATAACGCTCTAACTGTGATATTTCTGCCTGTCCGTAACGCTTCACCATGTCATCACGTGTTGCGTACATAGCAGTCACCACCTTATGTAGTTGATTTAACTTTTACCAGTGCCTTTGGCTTCAATACGGTTGGCAATTGGTTTGCTTGAACATGCAAATCAAAACCGCGATCAAAGTCTTTAACGCGCTGTTTAGCGTAATAAGGCAATGCTGAAGTATTCACTGTCTCGTTGAAGTCAGCAGGTGCCAATGCAGTAACAAACACGTCCTGAGTACCACGTGGATAAGCTGAACCTGTTTTAGCTGCATAAATCGGTGTGCCGCCAACAGCTTGACGATTCACAATGAATTTAAGACCACCAAATTCAAAACCTGAAGTATTTGAACGTCCAAGTTTTTGCTCGGCAGCAGACCAACCCAAGAACACTTCACGGACGTTTTTATGAGCTACTAAAGCGTCATAAAATGCACGATCCACTTCAACTTCGATTGATGTGTAAATCTCTTGACCTAATGCATCTTCAATTGAATCAATTACGTCTTGGCATTTTGCTGCAACATTGGTTGTTGCTGTGCCTAGATCAAAATCAACCTCGGTTTGTGTGACACCAAAGTCTGTGAAGTAATTAATAATCGTTGACCCATCAGCGTCAACAATAATGCCTTGCTTGGCTTTTAGTCGGCGAAATGCAAGTGTTGTGTCAATCTTGTTTTTCATTGCTTGCAAGCGGTCCAATACTTTGCCGCTTACTGTTTCAGCAGCAGTGCTACCGAATGCACGCACACCCATTATATCGGATGCCAAAACAACATCTTCGAGCGGCATGTGTGGAATGGTCCAAGACTTCGCAATGCGAGTACCTGAACTATTTTTAGACGCAACACCACCCCAAGCAGTTGTCGGCACAAGAATATTTGTCTCAGTCATAAACTCAGCACCAAAACTATTTGTAGTGCCTGGAATTTGTCGGAACAGCTCGATATCGGATGGATTACCGATTCGAGTTGGTAAATTTGTAATCGCTAAAGATAGCTCTTCTGTGCTAAACACTGATTGATCTAAATTCATTTTTTAGCCCCTTTAAGCTGAACGTACAGCAGTGATATTAAGTAATGCAAGTGCTGCTACTGCGTTGGTTTTCTCGCCGTTGATAACACCTGATGCATATGCCAATTTACCTTCGGCATAACGTGCATCACGCGCAATAATCACACCATTGGCTGTTTGCCCCGAACCAGTGACTACCGAATCACCGATATAAATACCTGCCGCAGCGTTGGTTGCCTGAACGCTAAACTTGATTACATTCCCACTTCCATCAAATGCAATCACTTGACCATTTACTAGACTTTGGCTAGCTGCAATTGTCACGTTTTTACGACTTGGGCGGTGATTACCTTCCAATTCCCAAGCAATTACATCACTTACTGCTGAATGACTATCTGTTACTGTTTGAACCATTTTTAATTCCCCTTATTTGCGTTGTTTTGCTTGATCTACAAGAGAACAAGCACCAAAAGTTTGTTTTTCATTACTTTCATCGGCTTTCGCTTGATGAGTGAATAAATGAGCTGGACTAGCATTTGCAGGCGTGCTTTTCGCTGAAAACTGACGCAATTGCTTGGCTGCGAATGAAAAACTTGAATCATCCATTGCCGTGTATGCTGCTTTATCTTCAGCACTAAATTGAGTTTTTAATTCAGTTCCCAGTGCTGCAATATCATCATTACGTTTCTGTGCTTTAAACTGTTTAAGTTCAGTTTGTGCAGCATCACGCTCCGTTTCTGCCTGTTTCAAGGCATCTTTTACTTGCTCTAGTTCGGTCACGTCTGTGTCCTCTTGTGGATTGTTTGGATTGTGACTTGCTGCCACAGCCATAGTGTTTTCATCTGCACCCAAGGCACAAAACGAAACTTCTCTGATGCGACCACCACGAAATACTGTGATTGGTCCATGTAATAACTTGCCATTCACTGTGACAGTGTTGCCTGCTTGAATTTCATCAATGCTTGATGGCTCAATGCGTACTGACATTTGCCAAGGAAAACCATCATCTGAATCTGTAGCGACTTGCGTACCAAATTCATTGCTAAGCAAGATGCCACTTACAGTTAATCCTGATTCATAGCTGATTGCATGGCTTTCGATTGCGCCTGCTCGCTGCTCAGATGAGTGTTCAAGCAATGCAGGAATACGACCTTTAATCTGCATCGAATCAAGATCAAAGATGACTTGCTTCCAATACCAATGGTCAGTAATCACTTCACCGCTATAGGCTACACCTGAGAATGTCCGTTTTTTCTTGCCTTCCTCCCGAGCATCTACATTTAGTTGCCCAAGTTGAAAGCAATATTGATTTTGCTTTTCTTCAGTTTTTGGCATATTTCACCCATTAAAAAAGCGACCCTATCGGCCGCTTGTGGTTAAATTTATTCTTAGACTACTGAAAGCCCCTTTAAAGCTAATGCAGCTTGCCAATTCTCTTGAGCATCGCCATCCAAAACTAGACGCTCATATAAGTGCTCAAGTGATGGTTGTAACTCAGCAGGAACTACCTGTTGCCGCAATTCATCATCACTGAATACTGCATAATCTTCGGGCTTCCACCATGAATGACAGCCCCAATAAATACCGTCATCACCTTGTAGCTTTACGGAAAGATTGTTACTGCCACATCCGTAGAGTTCAGCAATTTGGTTGATCGAATCACGGTGAGCATCTGGAATTATGTTTACGACTGATAAGTTAAACTTCATACACCAGCCCTCTTGTTGAACTCAGCAGTAATGACTGATGTTTCACTAGAAGTCAAAACCCTGTTAATCACAATCAACCCACAATGGTCTGTATTGTCCTCGTATGTCGCAGGGATTGTTTGATTTGTAAGGATCTGAGTTCCGACATTCGGTACAGAACGAATCACTGTACAGCCTGTTAATTGTGCAGGTAGGTTGGTAATAAGTTTGTCATCTACAGTGTCGTAATCTAGGCGTTGCGGTGATGCAACAAGTAATGGACGCATTGACGATGTGGTTTGGCTGGCAGTAATTCCTAATATTTCTTTAACGGAAATGCTACTAAGCTTCATTGAAGCTGATGAAGCTGAAAGCCCGATAAGCCCTATTGCATCACTTCTAGCCAACGCCCGCACTTTGTATACCCCAACCGAGGAAGCGGTTAAAATAGCATCATTACCGCCAATGCCATAAATTATAAGCATAATTAACCCAGCCGTAGCTTCAGCAACATTAATAGTCAATTCGTACCATTTTCCTGGAGTTATCCCGACATTCTGACTTAACACTGGATTTCCAGTTGCGCCATTAAAAATAGCACTGTCATTTGATATAGTTACATTAGCAACTTTTACCCATGCCGTACCACTAGCAAAGTTACCATTAACTGCTTTCTCTACACCCAGTTCAAGCCCCTTATTCTTATCCAATAGCAAACCTACAGGTTGCTCCGCAGCAGTCACAGGAATAGTGCCAGCAGCATCTTGGAACATCGTACTTAGATCGTTTGGGTCATACCAAAAACCTTGTTCACTGTTCTCAAATAGCTTTTTCATAACAGTTTCAAAGCTTGGTCTTGTCCCACCAACAATAGTGGCTTCAGGTGTCCAAAATGCACCGCCAATAACGGTGCTTAGCGGCGTTCTTATCATTAGGTAGCTTCCGAATATGCAATTACGATTGGATATGCGCTGTCATTCCACATCCAAATACTAAATCCCTCACCAATATTCATTACCTGCTCCTGAAGAACATGAAATGCTGCTTTATCGGGTGAGGATGTACCTGTTGCATAACATGGCTTTGAGCCTCTTTGAACCGTTATATGTACTGCTTTTGCACCAGTTGACACACGGATGGGCGTGCTTGTGAGTGTTGCTGTTACTGTCATTTAATTCACCAATGCCTTTAATATGTAAAATAAGTCGTTAAATTCATTTAATAAAGACTTATCACTGTCTGATTCGCTACGAAGTAACGACTTGCTTTCTGATCTGTGCGTTTTAATACAAGTAAATCATTTGTATTGCTTACGACTTCAAGATTTAAATCAGGTGCAAGCAAAGCGCCGTTTAGCCCACTGATCTTGCTTAGATCAATGGCAATGCCTTTGGCATCAAGTATGGTAATTTGCTTTCCA